TTTCACAACCCGAATTACCAAATAAAATTGGATAAGGTTACAATAAACTGAAATTATTTTAGAAATAAGAATAATAATAATCTAATAATTATAATAACTATAAAACTATATAGCGCAATAATAATACAACGCCATATAGGAAGAACACCTACAATAACACTAACCGGAACATGGACTTTGACTGCTCTGCTATATTGATTCTCTCCCTCCTCCTATTGTTAACATCCTGCGTACCTAACTTCGGCTACAACAGAAGTCATAGTATACAGGATGTCATTAATTTCATTACAAATGGGGATTTTCGTGGAATACATGAAACATACAAGAGCTTTATCAACTCTCTTGACAAATCGGCTTTTAACAAGTTTAAGGTACTTGGTATCTTAGCTAGGAAAAAAGACGTTGGAGATGTTTCACGTGGAAAGATGAAACTTCAGGATCTCTTGAGGCAAACCAGAATTAAGATCTCTGGTACTATACTATCACTTGCCTGCGGACGTGGCGGCTGGGAACAACTTACATCGGCTATACCAACCGTAAGCAGCATTTTTGCCGTTACCTACGGAGAGGGACCCGGACACGTCGGCCACGAAAACTTCAGCGACAGGATATGGCCTGGAAAAGAAAAAATAAGAATAATCAATACTGACATCCGTAAGATGCATGAATCTTTTAATCCTAATACCGATTGGATCATGTTTGATGGCGGAGAATCTAGATCTAAGCACACAATTGAGGCTGACAAATTTTGGGATTTGTTCTCAAACGGAGTTATGCCTTATTTTCATGCTGGAGTCAGGGGCTTCGTCCTTAAAATACTTACACCCTTTGATACTCGCGTGATTGGAGCACTCGAAGAAATAAGAAAAATGACTAAAATGGGAAATTTATACGTATCTGTTTACACTCGTCAATCCAATACTGAGATGTATTTCATATCCACACCAATCACATGCTCACTCGACAAACAGGCTAGGGACCTTACTAAGAACAAGTTAATCAGAGCCTTAGAGGATAGGGTACCTGAGGTAGCTGAACGCGAAAGAGAACACTCGCATTTTCGATCCGATATAGAACCCGATGTTGAATTACTACAACCTCTTGATACTGATAGATCGATACGAGAACTCGGTCCTCAATTGACTGACCCTGGAAGAAATTTTCTTCACTGGTTTTCCCGGGGAGTTTATCCTTTTGGAAATACCGGTGCTGGATCCACCCCTAGAAACCCGATTATCTGGAATCTTGTTCGTAGTTTAACTACTACTATACATGGATTACCTCTATGGGGGGCTACTAACACAACGGCAGAGGGATTTATGAAAACCTTTTCTAGAAAAATTGACACCGCAACTATCGAGAATGGACCACACTATAAGCGATTGGAACGTGTATATATCGGTATGGCCACCTATTTCAAACAACGTGGATATCGCTATTCTAAGCTTAATTGGGAACAACTTAAGACTCAGGCGAACAAACAGGGCGCTCCTGGTATAAACGACAACTATCGCAATGTCGGGGAGGCACTTGACGATCCTCACTTTCCTGAGATCATGCAGAGGTGTAGAGATGGACTTCTTTGCGGACAACCAACTGGAGCTGTAGCTAGGGGTATACCTAAAAGAGAAAAGAAGGAGAATGCCGAATCTAAGTCGCGGATGGTATCCTTCTATGGAATACCAATGCGTATGGTGGAGGCTGAAACTTTCGGTAGCATACTCGAATTAACTAAACCACACATCAATAGGTTTGGAGTTGGCGGTCTCGGTTTACACGACCTTGGTGAAAGGCTACGAGAGATTTACAAAGAAAGCTCGGTTGCAGACGACGTCGCCGGTTTTGACACTAGGGTTGGACTCAAGATCCAAAGCCTTGAATGCAATGCCTTCATGAAGAACTTGTGCAACGCAGAGGATTTCAAAATGGTACATGCTTTATATCGTATGTACGCATATCCACTGCTTCTCATACCTAAACCATCCGAATACATAAGGAGTGAACTAATAGAGGGGCGCGGACAAAGATTGTCCGGAACTGCACAAACGTACTCGATGAACACCCTAACTCGATTGGCCGTCACCCTTCTCCAGATATCAGATGTCGAAAACATTCATATCGACGAACTTATATCTTGGACTGTAAGAACCATGATGCCTGTAAAGAACCCCCGATGGAGCGGATGTATATCTGGAGATGATCAGGTAATAAGCGGAAACAATAATGATATTCTCGCTTTATCAAAGAACTTTGAAATAACCAACTCTCTTGGTTTCATTAGAAAGGACATACCGCTCAATGCGGATAGCCCAATCAGCCACAGTCTTGAGGAGGTCGAATTTTGCAGTCATAGGTACTCTAGGGTCACTTACTACAACGAGAAAACCGCTAAAATCGCGGTTAGATGGATGCCTGTCAGGACTTACGCTGAAATATTCGGGAAATCTAGCATCTGGATATCTGGAGTTGATATAGCCGAAAGCCAAGTGGCTTGGGCTTTTGCTCAAGCTAATAACCTTCTTGTCAACTACCCTCACCTTAGAGACTGCAGAAGACTCGGATTTGCTATACGATCGGCTATACCGAATAACCTTATGCTTGGAGAACACGCAAAGGCTATATTCATGCCTAGACCCTGGATGAGGAGCGGTGATGTACTTGATATAATCAACGACTGCTATTTTGGAAAATCAACTGCTTATCCTATGCCCGGCTTTAGAATCCACAAATGGGAACACATCGGATATGTACCGCTTACTGAGGAATCAACATGTAATCCATACTTCGAAGACAACAACATGAAGAGATGGAGAAATGAAATCATACATATCGTTGACTCTATGCGGAATGACTACGGTGGTACTGGAACTGAAATACGAACAATGGCTAGATACAAGAACACGGTGCGCATTTGAGCAATACAATAAAAAATATTAAAAAAAGAACAAAAAAATTATAAAATTTTAAAAAAAACACAAAAAAATAATAAAAACATGCTATCACAAATGGACTACTCTCAAACACACACTATACGGAAC